CACAAGGAGGTGCGCGAGACCTACCTCAACACCGCCGCCGCCGCCGATCTGCGCTCGCGCATCGCCGATGAGGTCAGCTTCGGCGGCATCACCTTCCGCCGCTACCGGGGCGGGGCGGGCTTTGGTGTGGGGACCGACAAGGCGGTGTTCTACCCCGAGGCCGTCGACGGGCTGTTCGAGATCTACCACGCCCCCGCAGACACCTTCGAGACGGTCAACACGCTGGGCCAGCCCCTCTACGCCCGCATGATCCCCGACCGCGACCGTGACGAATGGGTGCGGCTGGAGATCGAAAGCAATCCGCTGCCGATCTGCACCCGCCCGCAGGTGCTGCGCTCGGCGCGGCGGACGTGATGACTGTCTTTGCCGCCGCCATCGAGATGCTCTTCGCCGATCTCAACATCGGCGTGGAGGCGATCTACACATCCGATGGCGGCGCACCTGTTGTTGTGCGCGCTGTACTCCGGCGGCCGGACGAGGTGACCAGCTTTGGCGATGCCCGGCTCTGGTCGGAAACCACGCGCATCGACCTGCGCGCAGCCGAGGTGCAGGATCCGCGCCCTGGCGAACGGATCGAGATCGACGGTGAGGCCTTTCTCATTCAGGGCGAACCGGTACGAGACCGGGAACGGCTGGTGTGGACCGTCGACCTGAGGCCAGCGTGAAACTGAAACTCGCCATCCATCCCGACATCGTTGCCTTGATGGCGGCGGAGGTCGCGGCCGGGGAACGCGCTGTCACCGCTGCGATGCGCGAGGCTGGCACTGGCTTGAAATCCGCCTGGCGCACGCAGATCACCGGCGCGGGATTGGGCTTGCGCCTAGCCAACTCGATCCGCTCCGCCAGCTTCCCCAAATCCGGCGAAAGCCTGAACGCGGCGGCGCTGGTCTGGTCGAACGCCCCGGTGATCATCGGCGCGCATGACGCCGGCCCGCTGATCCGCTCGAAGAACGGGTTCTGGCTGGCGATCCCCACGCCAGCGGCTGGCAAGTCTACCCGCGGCGGCCGGATCACCCCCGGAGAATGGGAACGCCGCACGGGGTTGCGCCTGCGGTTCATCTATCGCCGCAGGGGGCCAAGCCTGCTGGTCGCTGAGGGGCGGTTGAATACTAAGGGCCGGGCTGTGGCGTCAAAGTCGAAAACTGGCCGGGGCGTCGTGACTGCGCCGATCTTCCTGCTGGTGCCGCAGGTCAAGCTGCCGAAACGGCTGAACCTCGCGCGGGATGCCGAGCGAGCGGTGGACGGTGTGCCAAGGCTGATCGTGGCAAAATGGGCGGAGAGCGGGTTCTGATGTCTAATATGCGGACAAAGCTGCCGTTTGCTGCGACTGTAAGTGCAGCTTCAACGCCTTTCCGGCACGGAAATCAGCTAGACGGGCGGGAACCAGTATTCGCTCGACGAAAAAACCTGCCTATAACGGCGGTGTTTAAAGGAATCTCCATAGGGAAGACAGTATGGGCGGCATAGCGTTCGATTTCGATCCCAAGGAAGGCTTGGGCGATGGCTTCCTCACACCTGTCTACTTCGACAGCGAGGTGCTTGTGAAGCACCTCTACAGCAAAACAATCGCGGTAGAGTTCGCCAGCGAGACCTATGGCACCATTTACTGGCCCGACCGCTATATGTCCTTCGGCATCAACTCGAAGGGTGCAGTCATCGCATGGCTGGGGGACCTGAAGGAGATACCTGTCGCGGAACAGCACCATTGGCGCGAGTACAACATTCCAGCTCAGCACGACATGAGGTCGGAGTTTTTTGACGCACAAATCAATGCGCAATTTACTGAGCATCCTGTAGGCATCCAAGTCATCAATGCTTTGGAAGAATGGAATACCGCCTTTGCCCGAAAGAACGGAATCGAGATCTACAAGCCGAAGGCTTTTAAGGATCGCATCGAAGCAGTAAGACGCTATCGCCGCATCATCATTAAATCCGAGGACGACTTCATTCGCTTCGTCAGCGAGTTGAACGAGATCATCAACGAAAACGTCGACAATGATCAGATTCGAAAATTCCTCAAGTCGAACAACGTTGCGCCCAAGGATGGTTCGAAGGGCAACAAACTCCTAGAGATGACTTATCGGGACGTACTGGGCGACACAAAGAACCTCATCGCCCCTTTCTTCTGGCTCTATGATTTGCGTCTGTGGGCAGACCACGAGATGGGTGACGACAAGCTCAAAGACGTCGCGGCGAAACTTGGCATTGCAGACCTGAAGGACTTTGAAGCGATCTTCACCAAATTGCTCGAAAAACTCCGGGACAGCTTAGCCGATTTGAAAGCTACCTACGGTTGACTAAATAGGCTTGAGTGTCCGCTTCGGATTTAGTGCTTTTCCTGTTGCCACACTCTTTGCGCCCAATCCGACTCTCAGTAGTGGGCTCTTTTCGCCCAATTTGAGCATGATATGCCCACGCACCGTGAAACCATCCTCACCGCGCTGTACACGCGACTCTCGGCGTTGCCTGCCACCGCCCTGCGCGGCGACGTCCTTCCAGAACGTGTGCCCGCAGCTGGCCTCCTGATCCTGCGGGACGGCGAGCCGGGGGAGCCTGAGGTGACGCTGTCGCCGCTGCGCTACCACTACCAGCACCGCGGCGAGATCGAGGCGGTTGTTCAAGGCGCTGCCCGTGACACCGCCTTCGACACCCTCTGTGCCAGCATCGGCGCGGCGATTGCCGCCGACCGCACGCTGGGCGGTCTCTGCGACTGGGTCGAGGCGGAAGCGCCTCGACCTGTTGATCTGGCCATGGAAGGTGCCGCTAGCCTGAAGGCAGCGGTGATTCCGGTGATCCTGCACTATTCCACGGCCGACCCACTGGCCTGACCCCACTCACGATAGGAGAACACGATGGCACGAGCCCATGGGGCGCGGGCGCAAATGGCGCTTGCGTTCGAATCCGTCTATGGCACCGCGCCCGCCACGGGCTATCGCACGGTGCCGTTTGCCAGTACCACGCTCGGATCCGAACAGCCGCTGATTGCGTCGGAACTGCTGGGCCAGGGGCGCGATCCGCTGGCCCCGATCAAGGATGCGGTCACCGCCGATGGCGATGTCGTCGTGCCGATCGATGTCGAGAACCTTGGCCTCTGGCTGAAGGCGGCCTTCGGTGCGCCTGTCACGTCCGGCACGACGCCCAAGACCCATACCTTCCAGTCCGGCAACTGGACGCTGCCGAGTATGGCCATCGAGACGGCGATGCCCGAGGTGCCGCGTTATGCGATGTACACCGGCTGTGTCTGCGATCAGCTTTCCTGGCAGATGGCGCGGTCGGGCCTGCTGACGGCCACCGCCAGACTGGTGGCGCAGGGCGAGAGCGTCGCGGCAACTACGGCCGCTGGCACGCCGACCTCGCTGGCGCTGCAGCGGTTCGGGCATTTCAACGGGGCGATCACCCGCAACGGCTCGCCGCTCGGCAACGTCATTTCCGCCGAGGTTACCTATTCCAACGGCCTCGACCGGATAGAGACCATCCGCTCGGATGGCCGCATCGAAGGGGCTGACCCCGGCATGGCCGCGCTGACCGGCCGGGTGGAGGTGCGCTTCGCCGACACCGCGCTGATCACGCAGGCCATCGACGGCACCCCTTGCGAACTGGTCTTCGCCTGGAGCCTCGGGGCTAACGCCAGCTTCACCTTCACTGCCCACGCCGTCTACCTGCCGCGCCCTCGGATCGAGATCCCGGGCCCACAGGGCATCCAGGCCACCTTCGACTGGCAGGCCGCCAAGGCCGTCAGCCCCACCCGGATGTGCACCGCCGTCCTCGTCAACACCGTTGTGAGCTATTGATCATGATCAGACTGAACCTGACTGCCGCGCCCGCGTGGCTGACCCTCGCCCCCGGCCTGCGCCTGCAGGTCGCACCGTTGACCACCGCGCTGATGGTCTCGGCCCGCGCCGACCCGGCCATCGAAGCCCTGCCGGACGCCGCCACGCATGAGGAACTGGCGCTCACCATGGCCAAGGCCGTCGCCCGTCGCGCTGTGCAGGATTGGGAGGGTGTCGGCGATGAGGCTGGCGATGCTGTGCCGGTTTCGCCCGAAGGCATCGACGCCCTTCTGGAAATCTGGCCGGTCTTCGAGGCGTTCCAGACCCAATACGTCGCCAAGGGCCTGATCCTGGACGCGGAAAAAAACGTCTCCGCGCCCTTGCCGAATGGTCCTTCGGCGGGGGCGACCGCTACTGCGCGGCCTGC